CTAGTCGGGTAACCGCCCGCTCCGTACGAACGGATCCCGACGGCACATGCTTCGTCGCTCGTTGCATGTGCCAAAAAGAAAACGCCTTCGTGTCCGAGTATGTCGGTCGACACGTTACCTCGAAGCACGCCCCATGCAACACGGTGCCCGCTCCTGCCGAGAGCGATTCGAAGTTGATAGGTCGAGAGCGCCGCTATCGCTTGCGAGTTGACGAGCACGCGATCCGAAACCGCGGAGTTGTGGTGATCGTGCGCACCGACGTCGACGAGTTGATCATGATCGGTAACGACGTCGGCGTTAATAGGTCTCACCATAGGAGTGCCGATCCTTTTACCCAAAGCGTCGAAGAGCCGCCGGCGTGATTGCGAAAGCGAAGACGTAAAGTCGAGCCTGTAATCCACGCATCTTGCAAAGAGATCTGCCGGCTACTGCTAAACACTTTATGAGATAGCCGCGCCGATCCTTGGCTCTTTGCATAGGTCGCGCAATACGATCGCTTGAAACCCGGCGTCGTTACTGAGTGCCCCATTGCTTCGCTCGAAGACGTCGTTACGTGCACGGCCGAATGCTCGCGCCAAACGGAACCCGATCCCGCACCCGATACGTTAGGGCCCATTGCTTGCACACGGGCGACTTTCAAAGTCGACACCGGCAACGTTACGTCGAGATCCCACGTCGTGCCCGTCGGTAGGCTTTGCGTCGTATTCGAAAACGAGACGAGCACGGGCGCGGCGTGATGGTCGTTCGCCGTTACGGTTAGGGCGTCGTGGCTTCGCCCGTCGGTGTCTTGCGAGGCTCTCACGTTACTGTCGGTGTATAGAAAACGACGTTACCCGCGCCATCTGTTTTGGTGAGTACCGTACCGCACGAAAGGCTCTGTCGAAGTTGCCCCGGTTGTGCACCGCCGCCCGTCATTGTTACGGCAAAGACTCCTATGTCTTCGGCGTAAGCCATATCGGTAAGCCCGCTTAGTGTGCCGATCTTATCGTCGAAGTCGAGCGCCTGAACCGTCCAAGTCAACCCGCCGTCGGTGCTCGCATGAATGGCACGCGCCGTGGAATTCGGGAAAAGCATCAGACCGCCGCGCGTATGCAACGATCGTTGTTTCGCCGATGCGCCGCTCGTCGTCAGCAAACTCCAGATCGTACCGTCGGTGCTCGTCCAGATCTCGCCAAGCGCGCCACAGATAACCGTCCAAAGCCCGGTCTCTCTGTTGTATGCAATGCAACGCGGGCCCGAGGTAAAAACATTCGGGATCAGCGTCCAACCGATCCCGTTCGTACTCGTCCAGATATCCGCGTTACCGCCTTGCAGATCGCCAATCGCAACGGTCAAGCCGTTGTCGGGATCGTGCGCTATGTCAATCACCTGTTGGCTAACGTTTTTCGCGATGCCCACCGTCGTCCAATTCATGGCCGAAGGATTTGAATCCCAAATGATTGGATTACCCGCGCCGTCGTGTCCACCGGCGTTAAACAATCCGTACGAACCTCCCCAGCAACCGCAATTCGTAACCTCGCTCCCGCCGCCGGGCACCGTGCGCGAAGTCCAAACCCCGTTAATGTAATCGTATACGACATTGCCCGTGCTCGTGCCGAAGACAGAGCAATAGGGACCTGCAAGGATCGGAGCGTCGCGCGGATCTTTTGAAGCACTCCAATCAAGTGATTGCGTTGTGGAGTTGACCAAAGTCCAAGAGGATCCGTCGACCGACCAATGTACGGTGCCCAAATCACCGGCAACGAACCACGCGCCGCCGATGGCTCCGCCTAGATCACGCGTAATGGTTAGCGACGTATTGAGGAGGTTCGGTGCCGATGCCGGACCGACGAGTTGCGGCGGGTGCCAATTCTGATGCTGCACGTTCGACAGGTATTGCACCCATTTTCCGATCTCGTTTAGCAAGTGATTCATATGCTGCGCGTTCGGATTCTCTTCGGGTAAAAAACCGTCGTCGCGTTTGCCCGCACCGGGCTCGACTTTCGTGTCGGTCGTATCCCACGATTCACCGGGATCGTTGATTGCTTGATCGTTTGCCCACGAAGGCTCTAGCCCCGTCGGTCTGTACAATTCTTTATCTGCCATGTTATCCGCCGATCACTGAATCAAACTTACCGGGGTTGTTGACAAGGGCACCCGTCGACGATCCGAAAGTTCCGCCTCCGGTGCTTCCCGAAATCGTATCCCCGAAGAGTAGTTTTTTCGCTGGTACGTCGAGCGACTTATTCCACTGCAGGAGCAAGCGCACGCCACCGAGATCCGCTGCTTCGAGTAAGCCGTGGATTAGTTCTGCTGTGCTTGACTGTAACGGATCGGTAATGGTGATTCGCAATTGCGCCGGCGGCTCTTCGCGCACGAAGTAGGTTTCGCCGTACTCCAACAGCAAAAGGTTTGCGACTTTGATCAAGTCGGCAACAGTACCGTTTGATAGGTTGATCGCAATGCGCGCACGAATGGCAACACGAAAGGCGTCGTCGTCGCTCGTCGTGCGCGGTTGCTTTACAATCTTCCCGATCGTTTCGAGTTGCACGCCGACGGCGTTGTCGAGATCCCTTTCGAGAATGATCTCGAAAAGCGCGTCTTCGACGTCTTGCAGTTGTCGGAGATAGATCCTGGCGAGCGCTTCGAGATCGGGCTTGTTTTTGAATTGCTCGATAAAGCGCCGCACCGCGCCTTCGTGATCCGTATTCTGTGCAATCAACTCGCCTGCCATGGCTCAACCCTTTGACAGATAATGCACAACGAGCCCGACGATCGTTGAAGTAACAACCGCACCGACAATCCCCAGTAGCCAAAACTTCCAACGCGTGATCTCGGTATCGCGCTTGTCGATCAACTTTTCGAGCGAGGCTAGCTCATGCCTGCCCGTGTTCTCGGCATCGTCTTCGATCTTCGCTAGGCGTGCGTCGATTGCCCGGAACCTTTGATCCAGAAACTTCGAGCGCTCTTCGTCTCGTGTTTGCACACGAGCGATCTCCGTCGAGATCTTCGCTAGCTCGCCTATGACTTTACCTTGCTCTTCGGGATTCATACTGTCCGGCAATTCTACTCGGGCCGATTCGGGCGGTAGTGTGGGAATCAGGATCGCAACGTCGTTCATACCATCGCCTTTCTTATCATGCCGAGATAGGTGGACATAGGAAAGCCCTTGCCAGGATCCGTGTGTGTCGTGCGACCTTTACCGGGGCCCTTCGTAACTTGGTAATGCGTCGTGATCCCCCGATCGCCTCGAAGCAATCCGGCGGCGTCGACAAAGCACACGGGAATATCCCAGCGCTTGCAGATCACCGCGGCGAGTTTTGCCGATCGCGCGAGCATGCGACGCGAGAAAGGATCGAACCATTCGTCGGTCGATTGCCGAGCATAACCGGCATGCTCCAATTGGATCCCTTTACTGTTCATTCCCGGTGCAGCCCATGCGACGTGTTCTTCAGGCACACAAGCGATCGTGCTGTCGTCGTCGAGCGCGTAATGCCACGATGCCCGCGGCGCGTTAGATCCGGCACCCCACGCCGCAACGTTATCCGCGGTCGTACTCGCCTCGGGCGCCTCCATCGTGTGAATCACGATGCAATCAACGGCTTCCCGATTGGCCCAACGGAAATTTTTACAAGGCGTCGTCGTCGTGATCCCTTCGTCGGGCTCGGCACGTTCGATCGGTGCGACGTGTTCGGCGGCCCACGTATCGAGATCGACGATCCCGTTACCTGGCAAGCCGCGCTCTCGTTGAAACCCGACAGTTGCATTGTGTGTGCACTTGCCGAAGGCGCCGTCGGTGCCCCACGGCGCGAGCGCGTAACCGGCGGCGACTAGGATCCGTTGCCAGGCGACGACGGCGGCGCCCTTCGAGCCGAGCGCTATCATGGGCCGTTGCTCGACGGCTGCTGGGGAAGGATCCGTTTCCGGGGCGCTGGCGGGCCCGCTAAGGGCTTCGCGGCACTCAGGGTGCACGATATAAGGCACGGCCCCAAAAGGCGCTACACGGGCCCGTAGGGGCCCGCCACGGGCGACCGTTCGCAGATCGACAGGCTTGCCACCGATTCGGGCCGCCGCTTTTACGAAGATTACACCCATACTGTAATCCCAAAAGGTGGCGTAGCTGTGCGCCCATTGTGCGTCTTGCACGACGTACCCGTTACGCGACGAGTTGATCGAGCCCCAACCGACAGGCCCCGGCAACCGCCAACCGTATTCGCAAGCGTGCCTATCACGGATCCCGTCGGCGTCGCCGTACGGGTGCAAGACGTACGTCTTGCAGCAAGCCGAAGCAAACGCCGGCGGCTCGTAGATATCACCGTCCTGTAACGCGTCGCAGTGTGCCTTCGCGGCGCGGGCGGTCATACCCGCCGCGCCGTTCGGTACGCCCAGCAATTCGGGCAAAGTGTGCGGGCCGATCTGCACCTGCCGCGAATCTTCGGCAGCGAGATCGTAAAGCCGTGGCGTCGGCGACATAACCGCCAACCCTTGTCGCTCGAATTCGAGCGCGATCAAGTCGACGGCTTCGGCCGTAACGCCGAGCGCGAAGACGTGATCGTTAGGCGAGCCAATCGCAAGCGGTGCGCGCATGATCTCGAATTCGAGATCGCGATCGATCACTTTCACCCAATCGATCGCGGCTTGCCCACGCCGCACGGCGGCGACGATCTCTTGCGTGTAACTTTCGCCAAGCGACGAAGGTACGCGATCACGCCACCATACGGAACCGTCGATCATAGCGTCGCCTCGATAGCGTCAGGCATAGGCAACTCGAAGGGCTCCGGGTTAGGTGCGTTGCCTTCGGCGCCGCCAGCAGGCGGCGTTGCCGAGAGCACACCTAGCTCGACGAGCAACGCACGAAGATCCGCGTACGCCGCTAAGGCGTCTTGCTTTGCTCGTGCGGTGTCTTCGCTCGACGCGGCTTCGGCGGTAGCTAGCACAGCGTCGAGCGCAGCAAGGGCAAGCCGAGCCCGTCTAACGGCAGCGTCGACACGCCGCTCGTTATCAAGCGACGGGTGTCGCGCGAAGTATGCATCGGCTCCCTTATCGGCAACGTCGACGACAGTGCCCAACCATTGCGCCCCTTGGGCCGCCTTCGTAAGAGCGGGCAAGAGTGATGCACAACCCGAGAGCGGCAACACGAGCAACACGAGAAGCGCCGTCGTCTTGCGTGTCTTCGACTTGCGCTTTGCTTGTGCCTGTTTTGCTTTACCGAGCAATAGAGTTGCCGCGCCTTCGAGCCCGACACGTTTAGCAACACGCACAAGCGCTTCGTGCCCGCCCGCCGCGGTCAATCCAGCAAGCCCGCCGCCGAGCCCCGAGAGCACGGCTTGTGAAAGTGTGAAGCCGCATTGCGTGTAACCGACCGTTGCGTCGATCACATAACCAAGTGCGAAAGCGATCACGGGCACGACGTCGGCCGGCACTCTACGCTTGATCAAGTTGACGAGTACGCCGACGACGAGCGCGAGCGCGCCGAAGTAGGCTTCAGGTCCTAGGATATGTTCAATGCATTGCATAGCTAACCCCTACGGGATCGGGCCGAAGTTTTCGTTGATAGTGATACGCCCGGTATCGATTCGACCTAGCTGCCTTGGTCCGATAACAAGCGTACCGTAAGACAGTGTCGGCGGGTTGGTAATGCCAGTGAGCAACGCCGAGATCTCGTAGACACCGGATAAAGCCATAAGCACTTCAACGGCAGCGTTCGCGAAGAAGTCACGGCCTACAAGTAGGGTACTTTCGTTTAGGCCGACGAGCGCCGACTTGGCCGCAGCACTTCCCGCGTAGCCGCTAGAGATATCGATCTCCAGCGTAGCGTCCAACCAGATCGTTACTTCAGTCGGGCGCGAGAAGTAGACCGTGTGGAAAGATCCGAGCGAATCGACGGCCGTGCCAGACTCGGTACCGAACGTTCCGATCCCGCCGCCTTTCGTATCGAAGATCAGTTGCGCAATGTAATTGTTAGTGAGTTGCGGCGGTGTGCCGTCGTATACAACGACTTCGATCGTGTGTGGCGGTACACCGTTACTGTCGACCGTGTCTGAAGTGTTTTCGAAAACCGTACATTGCTCGACGTCTTCGTCGGCAAGCACGTCGGCGCGGATAGCGTCGACGGTGGACGAACCTGTCGCACGTAATTCCTCTTCGCGCCGTTGTCGTAACTCGGCATCAGTATCGATCTCTTTACCGACGTTTGCGTCGGCGGCGTTCGTTACCGAATTCCAACCGACAACGGGTGTCGAGATTACGGTTATCGTGCCCGCGTTTGCCACGATTGCGCCAGCGTTCTCGGCTTCGAAGTCGACGAGTTGTACACCGCCACCGGTGCCGACGTAATCGGCGACCGGCGTCCAACGGTTATCGGGATCCCCGACAACATTCGCAAAGTGCGTACCCGCAACGAGCGTCGAGCCGAGATCGATATCGAGTGTTGCTTCGACGGTGCTCTTCGTCGCACCCTCGCGAAGAGTACCCGTCAGCGCTGACAACTTTTCGAGCAAGAATCCTTCGGCCGCATCAGGATTAAATCCGTTATAGGCAACTTGCGCGACTTCCCAAATCTCTCGAAGTTGTGCGGCGAAGATCCCGTTTAGCTGCCCGAGAGGTTCGTCGGGTGCCGTGTTAAGCGTCGCGTCGATCTCGGCTTTTTGCTGTGCCGACAACTCTTCTAGGATCTCTTCGATCGTTTTGATCTGCAAACCTGTTGCGTCGACGAAAGGCATTAGGCGTTCTCTCCTACGCTGCTAGGCAACGCGATAATAAACTCGTCGGGCTGTGCACGAAACACGACGCCACCGGTTAGCACAATCTCCAATGGATCGATCGTGAAAGAGCGGGTGCTTTTATCGAACGTCGTTACCATTCGGGCGATCGTCTGTACACCGGGTGTCCCTAGGATCGCTCGACGAAAGATCGATTGCACGAGCGATAAATCCGGATTCTTTACGAAGACCGCTTCGAAGTAGGGCACACCCTGCCGAAGATCCAGGAACCATTCTGCTTTGAAGAACTTCAGGCGCGAAACAATGCGAAATCGAATCGCTTCGACACCTCGCACGATGCGCGGCGGGATCTCGATATCGCCCGTTGCTTCGACACGTGCGAATGTCGCAAAGGGCAAGAGCCCTTCGAGATCTCCGTCGGCACTCGTTACGACGGCCGGCGGCGTAACCGCTAACGGAAAATGGTAGGAAGGCAAAGGCATGTCTTAGCTCGCTTCGTTACCGCTCGTATCAATCGCGCACACCTCGAAAGTAGGTGCGTCGACCCAACCGCCGTTTCGTTTCACAGTATACCGCCAGCCATTGGCAATAGCCGAGCGCGTCGACAGGTTCGAAAAGTCACCGCGAAAAGCGAAGCCGTCGTGCACAACATAGGTTTCGCCACCTAGTGTCGCGAGCACGATCACACGACGCAAAGAGATCTCGTCGGTTACGTCGAAACGCACCGAAGCATTTCGCGCAAGCGGTGTACCGACAACGGGATCGAAGTTGTCGATAACCGGCGGTGTCGTGTCGCCTCCTGTGATACCAAGCCGAAGAATCCCACCTGGCTTGTTTAGGTTTCTCCCGCCGCCGTAGAAATTCTCTACAACTTCTGGGCCTACAACTATCGTGCCTGGAATGTCAGCCATGGCCTAACTCATTTGGTGCACGGTAGCCGAGTCCCAAGGGAGAATAACATCGCCGATCTGTACGAATTGGTAAAGCGTTCCGGCGTCGGGATACTGTGATCCATTTAGGTTCTGCTGGCCCCACCAAATATCAGTGCAGTTGCCGCGCTTCCCCCGATAAGGCGATTGATCTCCCCATAAGCCGATCGGCCCCATGAAATAATCGCCGCTCTTGTCGTCGGGGATCCCGGAATTAATGTACGTAAGCGCCGTTTCCGTTGTGCCAATCGCCTCGAAACTTGGATACAACCGGAACGTAACGCCGCTCTCTTGCGCCCAAGTCCATTGCCATGGGTACCCGCTCACAACTGAGGCGAATTTGTCGAAGTTGAATTGGTTTTGCCCTGCTCCGTTGTAGCCGAAACGGATCCACACGTTATCGGTCCAATCACCGTCGGGCACAACTTCCAAGCGTAGGAAGAAAGCGCAATGCGTAGCGATCATTACCCACACGGTGGTGATATCACCGTCGGTTGAGCTAACACAATGCACCTTAGAATTGAACGCACCTAGTGAACCAAGCCAACGCTGCGTGGCCGACAGAAAAGGAAAGATTGCAATCTCGTCCGAGGCGGTTGGGCGTGCCGTGGTTGTGCCGTCCGTACCGCCAGCGCCAGCGTTGAATCCGCCGGACGGCGACCAGAACATTGTGAAGTAGTTTGCGCTCGTACCATTTGAGCAATCGATGCAAATCTCGTAACCCTTCGTGCCGGGTTGTTTCAACACGATCCACGAATGAGCTATGCCCGCGCTGTTAAAAACAACGTTGGTGTAGGCGCCCCAATTATCCGAGCCGTCGGCCGTTACAGAATCGCTTGAACGGGAAACGAGCCAAGGTGCAGTGGTGATATTGCCATCGCCACCAGTCAGGGCTTGCTTGATAGCGAACATGGTTCGCTGAGCATCGATATAGTAACTAGCCGAAGTGACGCCGCCAACGTTGTTAGGGGAAACTTCGTAAGTCTTAACTAGTGTAGGAAGGGACATAGCTATTCGCTTTTGAGTTTCGTTGCTGCGGTCGTATCAGTCGGCGGCGTCGTGCCCGTCCAACCCAAACCAGTAAGAGTTGCCTTTGCTGCCGTCTGCAACCCGGCGCCGCCATCGTTTGGAGTGACGGCAGCGTTAAGGATTGCGTCAGCAAGATCGTCGACAAGCGATTCGACGAGCGCCGCAAGAGCGACGAAGGTTGCCGACGTCGAGCCGACTTCGACGTGTGTTGCTGGCGGGTTGACTTCGAGCACAGCCGCCGTTGAGCTCGTCGGGATCGTGTCGCCGTCGGGCGCGATACCAGGGATCGCGATGGCATGCGATAGATCGTGCCGTCGAAGATCACCGGGATCGGCAAGGTCACCGCTCTCCCGCCAATTACCGATCGCCGAAGAGCAGAACACAACGAGCACGGTATCGCCCGGTGCAAGGGGCCACGTCGCGGAGAAAGCCGCCGAACGCGGAAACAACACGGGCACGTTAGGCAACTTCGGTAAATCCTCGTGTTGCGTTTCGCCGATATCGTCTTCGATAGCGCGACGTACTAGCGGCATTACCTCAACCGTTTGCGCGGTGGCGTCGTACGACTCGACGCGACAAGGGAGCGCAACGTGCAAGTCGAGCAAGCGTGCGTCGAGAGCGCTTCGAATGATCTCGGCTAGTGTCGGTTCTGCCATCGGTCAACCTAGTTTTTTCGCTTCGATATCGACGTACCATTCGGGCCCGAAAGTGTTGCCCGAATAGTTGCACTTCTCTACACGATAAGATCCGAAGAGCCTTTCGCTTTCTAGATCGAGCAAGCGACCTGGAAAGATATCGGGAATCAGTAACGACTGCACGTTAAGGATCCCTTCGTTGTCGATCGAAGGTGAACCAATAAGCCCGGTTTCGGGTGACAGGCGTACGGCCGACGCGGTAAGCGGCGCGCTTCGCTGCAAGAGTTGCAACGCGCCTTCCTGGATCGACCATTCGAAACCGAGCGATTGCGAAACCCTTGTCATGATCTGCGCGGCCGAGCCCGAAAGCACGCCGCCTTGCGGGAACAACGGCGGCGTTGCTAGCAGGAGCGGCGTTACCGTTGATAGATTACCTTCAGAGATCTTTAATTCTTTCGTGATCTGCTGCAGTACCGAAGCATTCGGCGTTGCCTTCGCGATCGACAAGTTGATCCGACTTTGCTTGTATTCTTTCTCACCGTCGCCCGATTGCAGCACAGTAACGATCGAAGCATTCTCACGAATCGAAAACACCGTACGTAACGTGCCCACGAAGAGCATTGCGAAACCGTCTTCGTAACCTGCTTCGACACTAACGGGCACCTTTACCTTTGCCGCCGTTCCGCTTTGCGCTGGCACGCTCGGTTCTTCGAGTTGTGACCTATGATCGGGATTCAAGTTGTAGACTTTGATCTCCGCCGTATTCGGTTCGGGCTTAAGCGAGCGCTCGATCGAAAACTGAACGTCGAGCGAGGCTTCGTCGAAGCCGTGCTCGATCTCGATCGTGTCAATTATGACGCGAGCGTATCGCTTAAAAAGCAGCGTCATAAGGGATACTCCGAGACGTCTTCGCCGCTCGTGTAATAGAAAAGCCGAACACGAGTACCGAAGTCGGTTCGCGATGGCGGCACACCTCCGCTTTCCAGATCCATGGGAATCAGCGGACCAGGCGGCAAACGTGGATCGAAACCGTTACGCGAAAGCAGATCCCAATTCGCGACGACTTTTGCACCGAGCAAGAGCGGCGTCTCGTCCAAGTCAAAGATCGATAGGTAGTAACGCTGCTCCCTTTGGCTCCAATCGAAACGCAAGATGTAATCGCGATCGTCAAGTCGCACGCGCTCTTTATAGAGAGGTTCTCCGGGAAACACTGGAACGATTAACGGCATAGCTTGACCTCAAAAGATCGACGGCAAACCTTGCCCGTTCAGTATCCGATGAGCAACCGAACCAGGGCGCTCTTCATCTTCACCGGCACCGGGCGGCTTCGCGCCTTGTCCACCTTTATCCGCAAGGGGTAAGCCGCCGGGCACGTCGTCGGCGGGTACAGGGGGTGCTGCAACTTGCCCCGATTCGACAACGCGAATTTGGCGAACATCGAGCCCGAAAGAAACACCGGCATCGCCAGCGGTACGCGGCGCGGCGACACGTTCTAAAATCATATCTTCATAGGTTCGGATCGGCGTAACGATCTGCAGGAGCACGCCGTTAGCTTGAAACTCGCGAAGTACTTCGTACGTTTCGTAAATAGCATCGAAGACATCGGCGAAACCTAGAATCGAAACGGTGCGCTTATCCCCACCGAAGATCGAACCGACAAGCCCGCCCATTGCTTGCAAGCCCGCACGATAGAGTGAGCCGGGTGTCGGCTCGATAGGGATCTCCCATTGCGGCACTTTCAACTCGAAGGAAAGTTGCTCGCCCCTTTGCGTGTATGGGTTGACTAGGATCGGCGTATTCGAAGTGTAGGCCGTAAGGGACAAACGGTCGGGTAACGGCCGAACGTGATCGGCAATGTTGATCCCTATCTCGACAGGGTGGTCGGTTACTTCGGCCACGCTTTCGTGCAACTCGTTTTCGATCACGTCGAAGGTAATGATCCGACTACTGTCGTCGTCGGGTACGAGAAAGGCGGTCATACTGGCACCTCGACACTTTGCGTAAGTGCGTCGAGTGTTGCCCGTCGATTATCGCGCAACTCCGAGCGCACGCCTTGCCTTAGCTTTTGGATCTGCGGATCGGTCGCAGTGCCGCCGTTTACCGTTAGGTTGATCGTGCTTTGAAAGATCGGCCCGCCCGCGCCCCTAGCGCCGCCTGTGCCGCCCCTTGCTGGCGCCGACACTTGGGCCGCTAGCATG